CCAGGCTCACCTCCCCAACGACCCGGACATGGCCCGGATGCTCCAGGAGAACGTGGTCTTCGTGCGCGACACCGTACACACCGGCCGACAGTTCGTGGACCGCCTGCAGACACTCATCGACCGGCACAAGCCCGACATGGTCTGGGTCGATCCGCTCCTGTCGTACATCGGCGATGACCTGTCCGATCAGCGAGTGGCCTCTGAGTTCCTCCGCAACTGGCTGGGACCGCTCCTCGAGGCGACCGGCGTGGTGCTCATGGTGGTCCATCACATCCGCAAGCCGTCAGCGAACGACAAGCGCACCAGCACCGACCTGCAGTACCTCGCGAGTGGTTCCTCTGAGCTCGTGAACTGGGCCCGTGCTGTCATGTACCTGGAATCACCGGACGAGGGACAGTACCGACTCCGACTCCTCAAGCGCGGCTCCCGGGCAGAGGCAGTGGACCACGAAGGCAAGACCTCGGACTCCATCTGGATCAAGCGTGGAGACAATCATCAGACCTGGACGACATGCCCGGCGCCAGAGGAACCAAAGCAGCAACGAGACGACGTACCTCAGATGACGGTCAGATTCGGAGGCAGTGGAAAACGAAAGGACGACGAAGTGAAAGAGTGGAACCGAGACGAGTACCTCAACAGCATCAGCGGCTGGAGTAGCTACGTGGCCATGGTGTCAGACATCAGCTCCAAGTACCGGCTGACCAAGGAAGAGGCGAAGTCGCGCTGGACTGAATGCAAGCCATTCCTGAGCGTCAAGGAGCCCAGCCAATCCGGCATGCAGCACAAGATCTACACCTACATCCCATGACGCCAAACAGAGCACAGTACACGATCGCAGAGACCCCGTTCGAGGAGCCGCGCCTATCACAGGAGTACGTCAACGCCAAGTACAAAGATTGGCTCCGAAGACGCGGCCTGACCGACCCAGCATACGCACGCGAGCTCGAGAACATGGAGGCAAACACCAAGCGCCTAAAGAGATCCGTTCGCAAGCCTGCAAAAAAAAGTAGAAAAAAGTAGATGGCGGGTCCGAGGTGTGGTTAACTGTTCCCCGTAGCAAGTAACCAAACCAAGTAACTCAACAAGAACATGACCTTCAGCATAACCAACGATCTCAACCAGATCCTAGATCATTGCAAGTCGTTCAACGCATCTCCGGCAGGCAGCTTTCCTCGGTACATGGTCAAAATAGACGATCTGTCACTCAATGCCGGAAACATCCGAGGACTCAGAAAGCATCTCGATGCGATCGTGATAGGGTGCAAGTGCAGGGTTTACCGGAATCTGGGAGGTGGAGTCACAGTAGACTTTGACAACCTAGACTAAACCTTCAACGGGGGCCGCGCATCCGACCAACGCGGAACTAACGCAAAACGCAAAACGCATAACGCAACGCACCATGAACCTCCAAGAGAAGCTCGAAAACGCATGTCGCAGGCTGACCAGTCTCAACTCCGACGGCGCCCTGAAGGAAAACGAAATAGGCTGGTCTAAGATACACACCCAAGTCGGACGGTCGCTCGCCCAGCAAATCGGTCGGTGGAGCCCGGCACAACTCAACCTCGCCTGGAAGATCTGCAGCACATACCGGAACACCCAACTGGTCGACCTCGAGATCCCACAGTGGACCAAGGAAGACGCGATCGTGGCCCCGGAACCCGCTGAGTCGATCCATGACGTCCTCAAGACTCTGGTGTGGGACAAACCTCGCCTCGTTAAGACCAAGCAAGGAGCCAGGATCGTCACCTCCGCAGTCGTTCCCGAAGGGCATGCGTTCTGGGCAGTGTGGCGGAAGTCCAAGGAAGAGGCCAAGCGTCTCGGGTACGGCGTCTCCATGTTCCGGGATCAGTGGACCGTCACCCTCTGGCAGGACCCCGGTGGCACCAATCCTGAGCCCTCCCCGACCGTTCAGCCTACCCCGGCGCCGGAGACCCTGCCTTCCATCAACACCGCTGGCCTGCTCGCCTACCAGGTGCCGTCAGTCCAACGCCTCGTCGCTTCGGTACGTGCCCGCGGTGCTGTCCTCGATGCCTCCGATGTCGGAACAGGGAAGACCTACAGCGCCCTGGCCGCCTGCCGGGAAATGGGACTCAAGCCCCTAGTCGTCTGCCCCAAGTCGGTGATCCCGTCGTGGAAGAAGGCTGCCAAACACTTCGGTCTGACCATCGAAGCGGTGAACTATGAACTCGTGCGCCGCGGCAGCCTCTCCTACTGCTCACAACACACCGACTTCCGCGGGCACACCAGCTTCTCCTGGGACCTGTCTGCCCTGGGCTGCACTGCCCTGATCTTCGACGAGGTGCACCGTTGCAAGGCCCAGGCATCGCTCAACTCCAAGCTCCTCATCGCAGCCAAGAAGCAGGAGATCCCGACCCTGGCCCTGAGCGCCACCGCGGCAACAGACCCCACCGAGATGAAGGCCATCGGCTACCTGCTCGAGCTCTTCGGCTCACCCTCGGAACACTGGGCCTGGTGCTTGCGTAACGGCTGCAGCAAGGGTCGGTTCGGCGGCATCAAGTTCGGACATTCGGAGTCAGCTCTGCGGACCATCCACCAGTCGATCTACCCCGCGAAGGGCACCAGGATCCGTGTCGCTGACCTGGGCGATGCCTTCCCCGAGACGCAGATCAATACCCAGCTCGTCTCCCTCAACGGCGCCACTGAGAAGCTCAACGAAGCCTATCGCCTCGCTGAAGAAGCCGTTGAACGTGTCCGCGCCAAGGAAGCCACCGACTCCAGCCATCACCTCACCCTCATGCTCCGCGCCCGGCAGATCTCCGAGGCCAGCAAGATCCCGCTCCTGGCAGACATGGTCGAGGATTCGGTCGAGTCGGGCCTGTCTGTCGCCGTGTTCCTGAACTTCCAGGATTCCATCGCCACACTGAAGGAAGCCATCCAGAACAAGTTCGGCTCGGAGTTCCCAGTCTCCATCATCCAGGGTGGTCAGACCTCCGAAGAGCGGCAGGCTGCCATCGAGGCGTTCCAATCTGATCGGGCCCGGGTCATCATCGCCAACATCCAGGCTGGTGGTGTCGGTGTGTCGCTCCATGATCTCAACGGCAAGCACGCTCGGATCTCCCTGATCAGCCCAACCTGGTCCGCAATCGACCTGCGCCAGACCCTGGGCCGCGTCCACCGTGCCGGAGGCAAGACCAAGTCCCTGCAACGCATCATCTACGCCGAGGGCACCGTGGAAGAGAGGGTAGCCACCTCCGTCCAGGCCAAGCTCGAGCGGCTCGACCAGCTCAACGACGGGGAACTCTCCGGTAACCTGCTCTGATCACTGCCATGATACCTTCTGATTTCCTTCCAGCTCTCCGCGTGTTCACTGGCTCCGGTGTCGGGCTCCTCATGGCTGCCACCTACCTGCTCACCTGCGCTCGGCTCCAGCCCGGCGTCCGGGACTTCGTCGTCTGGGCAGGTCTGCTCCCAGGACTCCTGCTGACCACCCTGGGTCTCATCCTCGGCTGGCTGACCCAGTGAACTCAGTCCGCATCCCCCTCAGTCAGTACGACCTGATCGTCGAGCTCCGACCCCTGGCGCCAGCCCCAGCCCCCGGGAAACGGACCAGGAGAGCTCCCCGGCTGACCACTCCAGCCACCCCGGAGTATATCAAAAAAGTGCTTCTGCAACTGCCTGAAGTCGTGAGTGTTGCGTGCGTGGCTAAAGAAAAGGCTTGATTTTTTAGCACGCAGGGTGTTTAAAATCCGGCACAGCCGGAACCGTTGCACAGCAACGTGGCGTGGTCCGCAGCTCAGGCCAATAAAGGCCGTGAATAGCTGCACAGACGACCACGCGATGCATAGCATCTAGATCGTCGCCGACAAAGGCGAAGTGTGTCTATCGACGACCGTCCTGGCTGCAAGCCCTCCTCGCGTACTGACGTACGATCTGCTCGCTACTCCGCTGCGCTCCGGACGCTCCTAGGCTCACTGCGTTCGCTGGGCTACTTCGCTATGCTCATCCGCCTGGGCTGCGCCGCGCTATGCTTGCTCCGCCGGTCGCTCCCTCTGTCTCGCTTGTGGGCCTTTAAGGGCCCCGCTCGGGTCGCTCCGGGTCTCTGGTACCAGTGCGACAGCTATTACCACTCGCCAGCACCTAGCACCTAGCCCATAGCCTCACTGACCTAGCCCTAGCCACCAGCCTCACTGACCTAGCCCCTAGTCCTCGAGATCTAGTCACTGACACCAGCCTCCCGAAACACTCCCAGGATCAGATGGTCCGCCAGACTCAAGTCTCGACCCCGGACTCGCGTTCCCACTTTCTCCTACCGCAGTAGAATCCAGTAGAATTTTACAGTCTAGGCTTGACCCGGAACATCGACCGTCCCAACTCCCAGGAAGTCATGTCGTCCGCAATCAAGTCGATCGAGATACTGGATCCTCCACCCCAGCCCGCTGGCCCACCCTCGCTCCACATCACCGCCTACGCCTACGGTGGAATGTCGTCCGCAGTGCTCAACTCCTGGATCGACCTGACCAACACGATCTCCGAGTCCAAACGCTACGCCAGCCTACGGACCATCCGCGAAGACGCTCTGATCTCCAGGTCCAGGTGCCGGGCCACCAAGTTCTTCCTCGATGATGACAAGGACGTCTGGCTTCAACTCGATCACGATATCCAGTTCGATCCCAAGGACCTCTACGCCATCGCTGACCTCGCCCACCAACGCCAGGCCGCTGTCTGCATCCCCTACTCCTGTCGCTCACTGCCGCCTCGTCCAGCGCATCGCCCCAAGCCAGACGAAAAACCGCTCGAGGACAACTCCAGGCTGACACCAATTCTGTTCTTCGCGTCCGGCGCCGTCGCAATCCCTCGAGCAGCACTGGAACACGCCCTCGAACATCTGTCGTCCGAAGCTACGCCAAATCCCTACCGCATAGACTGGTGCGACGATGAGATGGTAGGCAAGTTCCCCACACTCTGGATGCCGTTTGCCGTGGAGAACTCTAAGGGGAAAGAGTACCTGTCCGAGGACTACGCTGCGTCCGCTCGACTCACGCTCCTGGACATCCCACAACTCGCCTACCAGCCCGACTCACCGCTCAGGCATTGGGGCGACTTCAACTACAGACTCTGACCATGGCCAAGAAGTCCAAGAACCTCGGCAAGGAAGTCTCTCTGAAGTCTATCGCTGACGAACTGGGCACCCACCGAAATCGCGTCACCTGGGCACTCAAAGACGATCCAAGAGTCCCAGAAGACGAACGCGAACGGATAAAGACCCTCTGCCAGGAACGAGGTTACACTTTCACTCATCACCCCGATCAGCACCACAACGACAAACTCACACAGGACAGAGCCGATGCTGTCGTCGAAGGCGTGCTCACCAACAAGTCACTCGCCACCATCGCAACTGACACAGGACTCACCAACGCCACCGCCTACAAACTCATCCGCGGTGTCAAAGTACCTCAGGACTACCCGGAGACCGAAGACGGCTGGAAGAACGACGTAATCTCCTTCATGGAGGTCGCGATTTGGAAGGGCACTAAACGCCTCGCACAGACTGGGATGGATGAGATTGATAGTCGCACAGTTCCCATCTCGGTGGCAATCTTGACCGACAAGCTAGGGATTATGAAGGGCCAGCCGACCTCAATTCACGCCTCTTTAACGGTAACGACGACCCATCGAGACCTGATGAAGGAGCTCAAGACTGGAAGCAAGTCTGATGCCATCGAGGTCGAAACCAACGAAGAAGTCATGCCGGACGCCTCGTGATGCCTGGGCACATTAACTATTATATTTAGTTTAGCTGACCTAATGAACGATTTAAGCGCAGCTAATGGCCAGGACGGGGGGGAGGGGGTCGGCAAAACGGCGGTCGGTCGGAAGGCGACGCATTCTCCAACAGAAAAAAATCCCGCAAACACGCCTCTGCGTCAGTCCCGCTTCTCTGCTCGTCAGTGTCTGATCTGCTCCAAGTCGTTCGTGCCTGACCGCGAGACGGGACGGTTCTGTTCCGAGAAGCACCAGATCGAGTGGACCAACAGTCAGCCTGAGCATCCGGTCATCCCGAAGGTCAGTTCGCAACATCCCAGAGCATTGGAGTTACGTGACAAGCGGACGCAGTTGGTGCTCCTGGAGAAGGCGGATCCTTACACGTATGGCTTCGTCCCGGACCACTGGGAGATGGCGAACCGTGTCTGGTCGGAGTGTTCGGAGCTGCTGATCTCTGGTGGCAACCGAGCGGGCAAGACGCTATGGGCAGCCAGGCGTGTGGTGGAGACGCTGTTGAGCAAGGAGAACGTCAACGTCTTGTGCTGCCATACCAGCAATGCGACGTCAGTCACGGTGCAGCAGCCTGCGATCTACAACTACTTGCCGGTGAGTCTGCGGGCGACGAAGAAGGGCAAGATCCACTACCTGAACTACAGCCGGAAGAACGGCTTCACGGACGGTAGCTTCATCTTGCCCAACGGTAGCAGGTGCGACTTCCTCAACTATACGCAGTCTGAGAACACGATTGAGGGTCGGGAGGCGGACCTGATCTGGTGCGACGAGCTGGTGCCGCAGAGCTGGGTAGATACGCTGAGGTATCGGTTGGTGACGAGGCGTGGAAAGCTCCTGGTGACTCAGACTCCGCTCGAGGGTGTGGCTAGCGTGTACAAGGAGTTCACTGGTGGGGCTGCTATCACTGAGTGGGGCGGTGGTCAGATGTTGAAAGGCAAGCAGGGTCTGCCGACGTGGCCGGTGGGCAAGGCGCCGCGGGTGATGCGATTGGAGAAGCAGTCTAGGAGCACGGTCTTCTTCTTCTCTGAGGACAACCCGTACAACCCCTGGGACGAGATGCGTTCCAAGCTGGTTGGGGCTCCGATGGGCCAGGTGCTGACTCGAGCGTACGGCTGGGCTTCTGACAACATCGGCAAGGCGTTTGCGAGGTTCAGGCCAGAGACGCACTGCATACCCAGAAGCAAGATTCCGGATGGTGGGACCTTGTACATGGTCTGCGACCCGGCGGGCTCCAGGAACTGGTACTGCCTGTGGCTGCTGGTCTACGAGGACGGTCGTAAGGTGGTGGTGCGCGAGTTTCCGGACTTCACTGGGTACGGCGAGTGGGCACTGCCATCAGAGAAGGCGGACGGGAAGCCGGGGCCAGCGCAGACGCTCGAGGCGGGTCGGAGTGTGGTGGAGTACCGGCAGTTGTTCCGATCCATCGAGGAGGAGATTGGGCGTGGGGAGCCGGTGATGCGATTGATCGACCCCAGGGCAGGTGGAAGTCCGGCACTCAGCGAACAGGGTGGAACGACACTGATTGACTTATTGGCCGAGCCTAGCGATCAGGATGATGGCATGGCGTTTCTGCCAGCCCCGGGTGTGCCGGTGGACCAGCGGACGGCGGCGATCAACTCGGATCTCAGCTACGACGCGACCAAGCCGATGACGTCACTGAATGAGCCGCGGCTGTATGTGGTCGATGATCTGCACAACCTGGTCTGGTGCATGTCAGAGCACACTGGTCGGGACGGGCAGAAGGGCGCCTCGAAGGATCCGATCGACTGTCTGGGGATGCTCCTGGTCAGCAAGGTCGAGCACATCGGACCGCAGGGTCTGCAGAGCTGGGGCGGCGGCACGTACTGATGGAGATTGATTTTCTAGGAACCGAACCCATTTACAGAGTCAATGATAAACGAAGTCAGCTACAAGAACTCCGGCGACACGATGGCGCACGTCGGTGAGGAACCGAATGTCACGGCACTGACCGAGGAGTTGAGGCGTGCGGCGACTGACTACGGCATTGGCTCCAGGGTGGAGCGTGTCGAGAACACGAGGTACTGCCGCTGGCCTGGACAGTCTGAGGACGGCAAGAAGTGGAACGAGAACCAGACGCACGGCAAGATGGCGTTCCCCTGGGACGGTGCCAGCGACACTCGGATTCCATTGGCTGACGAGGTGGTCAACGGACTGGTCGACGTGTGCTCCACGGCCTTCTGGAGGAGCATGCTGCGAGTGGCCCCGACGAACGTGCGGAGTTTGGACACTGCGGTGACGGCGCACAGCCTCATGGACTGGGTGATGAACCAGAAGCTCTACACCGACATGACCCGAGAGGTTGAGCTCTTGAGTCAGTACCTGTGGACCTATGGTTGGGCGGGCGTGCATGTCTCGTGGCAGCAGGAGATCGGTCAGAAGGAGCAGTACGTCACGGTCGAGCAGCT